CGTACATGGCCAAGCGAAGCATGATTAAAGTACAACAGGACGAAGAGGGGTCTGTTGTAGACGAGGTGGCAGAAAACCAAAATCCAAATGGTATGAACGCTGAGGATAGAGCAGAGATGCTGCGTCAAGCTGCTGCGCGACCCCGCCACCGCATGCAAGGGGCACCGACCGAGGGCATTGATGCAACGCTGGCAGAGCGGGGTACAAAGTATGGCAAGTTCATAGACCAAGCCGCCGTGACTTACAAACTCAAGAATGTTCTGCGTGAGCACTCTGGCGTACACAGTAAGTCGTACTCGTATGACCAAGCCGAGGCGTTGGACATGATCTGCGTAAAGCTAGGCCGTATCGTGAACGGTGACGCTGACTACGCTGATAGTTGGGTTGACATCGCGGGCTATGCCAAGCTGGTCTCCGACAGACTCCAGACAGGTAAAACAGTTTAAGTTTCAGGGGGCTAGCACCCCCCTTGACCAAGGACACAACATGGCTAAGATAAAAATTCAATTGGTCGAAGACGAAGAAGAAACCCCATCAACATGGGAGTGGATGTGGAGCAGCCTGATGACGTTCATTAAGTGCGTTGGGGTGTTCGCCGCCATCTGCGTTGCCATTGGTTATTTCAGTGATACCAAGGCGCAGTCTAAGCAGTGCGAACCAACCAAAACCGTATTAGCGAGGAGTATTTTTAAATGAACCACTTAAAGAACGTATGGGCGTGGTTAAAAGACCACTACACAATGCCGACCCCTGCCGAACTCATTGCAGAGGAACTGATACAAGCGCAGCGCACTAAGTTGCGCCACCAGTCCGCAATGGAGTACCACACCGCCATTGTTGCCTACAACGTGGCAAGGATTAAACGCTTGGAAGGGCTAACCGCAAAGCAGGATGTGGTGGAATGAAAGTTCTACACACGCGAGCGCTTAAAAGCGGCAAACGCCACGTTTTAGTGGAACTGCAACACGATGACGAGAAACTTATGTCAATCAAAGAGGATGAGCATTACAAACTTGGTGGTCAAGTTGACGACATCGTTAAGGGTCACGTCATAACCGAAGCGCATGGCGTTTACTGGTGCAGCATTACACAACAATGGGAGGAAGTATGAAAGAAGCATTGAAACTTGCGCTTGATGTGCTGAACGAAAGCTGGCATCTAACACCAAAACCAGACTATGTAAGAGTAGCAATCACCGCCATTGAAGCAGCCTTGGCACAGCAGGAGCCTTGGTGTATGAAGATGAACGGTTGCACGACAAAGTGTGAAGACTGCCCCGATGAGCCAGCGCAAGAGCCTGTGGCGTGGCTTACCAAGGACAAGTTTTCAAATAAAGTTGATTTGGATACAAAAAATGCAAAAGAAACTACTGGATGGAGTGCTGCATTCCCCGTCTACACCGCCCCACAGCAACGCCCTTGGGTGGGGCTGACGCATCAGGAGATATCTAATGAGGTAATTTCTGACGAGCCAGATTTTGTACAGGGGTTCGTTCAAGGCGCACGGTGGGCAGACGCCCTACTTGAGGAGAAGAACACATGAGCAAACTTACACGGGGTCAAGCCGCAATCATTGGCCTCTACACGGGCGTCTCAGCGGGGCCTTTTGAGGACGTACAAAAACTTGCTGAAGACTTGCTTGAGCGACCAGTGTTTACACATGAACTTGCAAATCAAAATTTGTGCGAGAAGCTTAAAGAGCTTGTCAAACCTCAATTCATTCAGCTTTGCGCGGAGAAGAACACATGACACAAGAAGACATTCAAAAAGCATGGAACCTAATGTCCACGCATAACAGTGAGTTGATGCTGGAGAACGAGCGTTTAAAACAGCAGCTTATGCAGCGGAGTCTGTGGTACGCGCTTAAACGTGCAATCAATATTTGGAGAGGAAAGAACACATGAAGACAAGCATGAACACACCGCACCCTCCAAACTGGGCGTTCTTCTACGAAGGCTATCCTAAGCTATACCATGACAACGCAGGGAACTACCTGATTGGGCTGGTTAAGATATTCGGCGCTCACCTCTGCATAAGCAGGAACGGTGGGGGGCTTATAGACCATGACTTTGTAGACAACAAGTGCATAGTATGTGGCGTTCAAAGAAAACCCCGTGAACATATATGCGACATTGGCTGCGACTGCGGCAAGATTGTAAAGGAGAACGCATGAAAGACAATAAATTAAAACCACGCATTGTTCTTACAAGTGCGGGATACATTGCAGACGAAGACGATGACATCCAAGTCTACCAACGCCCTTGGGTAGGGCTGACGGATGATGAAATATTGAAAAGTGAATGGGCAATTGGGGCAAATGACGTACTCTTAAATTTTGCCCGAGCCATTGAAGCCAAACTCAAGGAGAAGAACACATGAGCGTATCTAAGCACCCACTGATACGTAGGTTGCTACATCAGTACCACGATGGACTTACCTCTATTGAGATATCTGAGCGACTCGAACTGAAACCTGACACTGTGCGTAATGCCTTGAAGGATATGCCTGATACATACATTGACAGATGGCATATAGTATCCAGCGAACCGCCGCATGCCGTATGGTGTGCAGTTGTACCGCCCGAAGATTGTCCTAAACCAAAAACGAAAGTTTTAATTATGAAGGAGAAAAGAAATGCCATACGTAAATAAACCACGCCCATACAAAAAAGAATATCAGCAACAGCTTGACCGTGGAGATATACCCAACAAGCTGGAGCGCCAGAAGGCGCGGCGTAAGCTGGACGCTAAAGGTGTAGACCGAGCGGGCAAGGATGTCGCACACGTTAAAGCTCTTAGTAAGGGTGGCAGCAATGCTGACGGTGTACGGCTTGAGTCACCATCTAAGAACCGCTCGTTCAAACGCAACTCAGATGGGTCGATGAAGTAATGCAAGTCCTAGCAGGTCGTACGCTGGTTATTAAAACCAAGTTCCCCGCTCGCATCACCGAGACTATCCCTGAGAGCAAGATAGTCAACAACTATGGGGATGGTCGGTACGAGGTGTCTGTGAACTGGGGTTTTAAGGAAGCCTTGACGCTGAGCAAGCTTAATGTCAAGAACGTTCCGTCACCTATCATCCGCGACTACAAGTGGCCGCGGCCTATGGCGCTCACTCCGTTTGAGCATCAGAAGGAGACCTCGTCTTTCCTAACCCTGCGTAAGCGGGCGTTCTGTTTCAACGAACAGGGCACGGGTAAGACTGCGTCAGTTATCTGGGCGGCAGACTACTTGATGAACATTGGCGCTATCAAGCGTGTTCTGATTGTGTGCCCGTTGTCAATCATGCAGTCAGCATGGCAGCAGGACTTGTTTAAGTTCGCAGTGCACCGCACCGTAGACGTAGCGTACGGTTCCGCTGACAAGCGTAACAAGATCGCTAGTAGCGCGGCGGAGTTTGTGGTCATCAACTATGACGGCATCCCAGCTATCGCGGCGTCCATGATCGACAAGAACATGTTCGACCTTGTGGTGATTGATGAGGCTAATGCCTACAAGAACGTGCAGACACAACGTTGGAAGTTGATGCGTAAGCTCGTGCGTGACGACTCGTGGCTATGGCTGCTGACTGGCACACCCGCCGCTCAGTCGCCGCTCGACGCCTACGGGCTTGGCAAGCTGTGCGTACCGTCGCGGGCACCGCGTTTCTACGGCGACTACCGCGAATCTGTTATGCAGCAGTTTGGCATGTATCGTTGGGAGCCACGCCCCGAAGCTGAGAAGATTGTGTTTGAGATGTTGCAGCCAGCGATTCGGTTTACCAAGGCTGAGTGCTTGGACTTACCGTCCGTAACGCACGTCACACGCATGGCCCCCTTGTCAGCTGATCAGCGCAAGTACTACAAGGAGCTCAAAGACCAACTGCTGTTGGAGAGCAACGGCGAGGAGGTTAGCGCGGTGAACGCAGCTGCCAAGATGAGCAAACTGCTTCAGATTTCTGGCGGCGCAGTGTACGCTGACACTGGCACTGTGGTTCACTTCGATGTGTCGTCGCGGCTAAAGGTGGTGGAAGAAGTCATTGATGAGGCAAGCCATAAGGTGATTGTGTTCGTGCCGTTCCGTCATACGATTGAGATGCTGCACAACCATCTGACCAAGGCGGGCATAACTAACGAAGTCATTCACGGTGACGTGTCTGTACGTAATCGCACGGAGATTTTTAAGAAGTTTCAAGAGCAGCCGAACCCGCGAGTGCTTGTAGTGCAGCCGTCCGCTGCGGCCCACGGGGTTACCCTAACAGCCGCCAACGTGATTATCTGGTACTCTCCTGTTACGTCTACGGAGACTTACTTGCAAGCTAACGCTCGTATTGACCGCCCCGGTCAACGCAACCCAATGACGATTGTGCATATCCAAGGCAGTCCAGTTGAGAACCGTTTATACAGTATGCTGCAAGGCAACATCAACAACCATGAAAAGTTGATTGATCTTTACAAAAAAGAGTTGGTAGAGACTTGACAAAGTCCAAAATACCGCTACAATAAGAATCCTCTCAACCAAGGAGATGTAATGAATGATATGGACGAACTGTCGGTGCAGTACATTAAGCTGCGCCAAAAACGTGAGATTCTCAAAGAGCGGTTTACCGCTGAAGACGGAGAATTTGAGAAAGCTATGGCGGAGATCGAGGCACAGTTGCTCGATACGCTTAACGCTTCAAACAGCAATAGCATGAGCACCAATTCAGCGGTGGTCATTCGCACTGTTCGCAAACGCTACATGCCATCCAACTGGCCCGCAGTCTATGAGCTTATCAAGAAGCACGATGCTTATGGTTTGCTCGAGAAGCGTGTTCACAACGGAAACATGAAAGACTTTTTAGAAGAGCATCCCGACGAGTACCCTGCCGGGATGAATGTTGATAGTAGATATGCGGTGACGGTACGCCGCAAAAACCAAGGAGAATGAAATGGCAAATATTCAAACGTTTAAGGGCAACATGCCCACCCACTTGCAGAACGTAAAGCTTGATAACTTTACCCAAGCATTCACTGCGTCTGGTAGCAGCAACAAGCGTATCTCTCTGCGCGGCAAAGTCTTCCGGTTGGTTGACGGCGGCAAGGAGATTGCTAAGAACACTGACCCGCATCTTGATGTGGTGATTGTGAATGGTTCTGTTACCGTGCAGAAAACTTTTCATGCTGGTGTGTACAGCCCAGAAGAAACCGCGCCGCCTGATTGCTGGTCTAGTGATGGCGAGCGCCCTGACGCCGAAGTCGAAGACCCGCAACATAGCAGTTGCAAGGAGTGCCCGAAAGCTATCAAAGGTTCGGCGGGCGGCAACAAGACCCTGTGCAGGTTCTCTCAGCGAGTTGCTGTTGTGTTGGCCAACAACCCATCTGGCGATATCTTTCAGCTGGTAATTCCCGCAATGTCTTTGTTTGGTTCTGGTGACATGGAGCATATGCCTTTCCTGCAATACGCTCGTTACGTCGGTAGCTCAGGGTTTAACTTGAACATGCTGACTACTCGACTGACGTTTGACTCTGACGCAGATGTACCCAAGCTGTTCTTTAGCAACGTGGAGTTTCTTGACTCTGACACCTACGACACGATCGTTGAGCAGGGTGAAGCACCAGCCGCAGTTGCAGCAGGTAAGCTCAACTTCAAGAAGCGTGACACCGCTGCGGTTGCCGCGCCCTCAATGCCACGACTTGTAGCTCCTGCTGGTTCAGCCGCTGCGAAGATCAAAGCTGCTGAAACCGATGAGCCAGCGCCAGAACCTGCTGCTAAGGCTAAGGCTGCGCCAGCGGCTAAGAAGGACTCCGGCCTGAGCACTCTGGTTGATGAATGGGGCGACGACTAATGATCGGCTATTCATTACGGCTTGTTCACGGGAACCGCAAAGCCTCTAAAAAGAGGTTTGGTGTACGCTTTGGACGGCACTGCATTGACTCCAACATCTCTGTAATAGAGGTCGTAGATAAGTTGGGCGTCAGTAGGCAGTCAGTTTACAACTGGTTCCTTGGCAAGCATGAGCCAAACCCAGCACAGGCCACAAAGATCAGCCAGCTGTTCTCTGTTTTGTAACGGTTTGGGGGTGACTAGCTCGACGGAGCGAACGGGGTATCCGTCAGCCCCCGTCACCCCCCATTTAATTGACGTGCTATTGGATGGTTATGGCAGACATCTCCCTATTGCGAAGCGTAGTACCCCAGACAGATGGTTGGTACTGCGTCCTTGGGCTGGGCAAATCAAAATCCCAACTCTTTTTTAAGACTCTGGACGAAGTACAAGAACACGCGGAGTCTTTGGTTACAAGGGGCTGCGATGCTTTCTTTGCATTGGGTAAGTTCAAGACGGACGAAGACCGCACCGCACTTAACTGTGGTGAGATGCAAGCGTTCTTTCTGGACATCGACTGCGGCGAATCAAAAGTTATCCCTGACGCGGCAGGTCGCGTTAACGGGTACGTTGACCAGCCAGCAGGAATGGCGGCGCTTAAGCAGCTGTGCAAAACGCTGAGCCTACCCAAGCCAACCATTGTCAACTCTGGCCGTGGCTGGCACGTCTATTGGCCGTTGACCGAGCCGGTTGATAGAGAGAAGTGGCTTGATGCCGCCGTTACATTCAAGTCCGTTTGCCTGAGCAGCGGCTTTCACATAGACCAGAACGTCCCCGCTGATGCCGCACGAGTGCTGCGGATTCCGGGCACCAAGAATTTTAAAGACGAGCCAGCGCACGAGGTGGTCCTCCTGCATACGGCTGAACCTATAAGCTACGACGAGTTTGTTTCGCACCTTGGCCCACTGGTTCCTAGAAAGCCTACCTTTGTGCCGCGCCCACTCGACAGCTTCACCAAAGCCCTCATGGGTAACAAGCAGTCACGGTTCAAGACCATTGTCGAGAAGACTGTCAAAGGTACTGGCTGCGAGCAGCTGAAGCTCATTATTACCAATCAAGCTGTGGCTGAAGAACCTCTCTGGCGGGCGGGACTATCCATTGCTCAGCACTGCGTTGACCGAGAGAAGGCCATCCACTTCATCTCCAACAAGCACCCCAAGTACGATTTTGGTGACACCGAGCGTAAGGCCGCAACAATCAAAGGGCCGTACACCTGCGAGACATTTGACAACTTTGCGCCGGGGGTCTGCGACAACTGCCCGCATAACGGCAAGATCAAATCACCCATAGTGCTTGGTCACGAGATTGCGAGGTCAGCGCCGGGGGAGGTCATCGAGCAGGCTAGTTTTGAGGTAGCAGAGCCTGCTCTTGTAGTACCAACGCTACCGTATGGTTACTTTCGTGGCAAGAACGGCGGTATCTACAAGACAACCAAGGAGGGTGACAAGGACGAAAACGGTGAAGATATAGACGAAGACAACAAGGTGCTGACTGTATATGAGTACGACCTGTTCTTGATGAAACGGCTATACGACCCATCTCATGGTGAGACTGTTTTGATTCGGCTGGCCCTGCCACGCGACGACGTCAAAGAGTTTGCGCTGACACTGGTAGACGCACTAAGCAAGGAGGAGCTCCGCAAGGTTCTGTCCTTCCACGGCGTGATAGCCCTTCCTAACCAGATGTTTTTAATTTTGGCCTACTTGGTTGCGTGTGCCAAGGGCATGCAGGTTACACAGGAGTTAGAGATGATGCGAGTGCAATTTGGTTGGGCCGATGGTGATAGTCGGTTTATTGTCGGGGACAAAGAAGTCGGCCCGAGTTTTGTTCGATACAGCCCACCGTCCAAGGCTACCCGCGAGGTAGCTTCTGCGATGCACCCGATAGGTACGTTGGATGAGTGGAAAGAGATCATCAACGTGTACAACAAGCCCGGCTTTGAGCCGCATGCGTTCGCGGTGTTCTCTGCGTTTGGTGCGCCGCTGCTTAAGTTTACTGGTGTCAAGGGCGGCATTATCAACCTGATCAACAACAGGTCAGGTACTGGCAAGTCCACAATCCTGCAAGTCATGAACAGCGTCTGGGGTCACCCCGATGAGTTGATGCTTCAATGGCGCGACACGCTCAACGTGAAGCTGCACCGTATGGCCGTGATGAACAACTTAGCGCTGGGTGTGGATGAGATCACCAAGATGAGCGGTGACGATTTCTCTGATCTGGCCTACAGCGTTACCCAAGGCGCACCACGCCGCCGCATGAAAGCCTCGGTCAACGAGGAGCGCGAGTCTCAGGGATTTTGGGCCACCATGATGGTCTGCACTTCCAACGCCAGCATGACCGATAAGCTGGAGGCCATGAAGTCCACCTCTGAGGGCGAGCTCATGCGGCTGATGCAGTACAAGATTGAGCCGACTAACAACCTCGATAAGAACGAGGCCAAGCGTATTTTTGGTAGGTTGCAGAGCAACTATGGTCATGCGGGTTTACCCTATGCTCAGTTTATGGTGAACAACTTGGAAGAGATTATTGACCAGACCCTGAAGGTGCAGAACAGGTTTGACAGCGCCGTGAAGATCGAGAGCCGTGAACGGTTCTGGTCAGCTATGGTTGGGGCTAACATCTTTGGTGGTGTAACCGCTCGCAGGCTAGGGCTGCACAACATTGACTGTAAGCGGGTCTTTGACTGGGCTGTGGAGGAAGTCAAGGTGATGCAGGATACCGTGCGCTTGTCCTTTGACGACTACGCCACCGTGTTGGGTGAGTTCATGCTCAAGCACAACACCAACATTCTGGTGGTCAACAGGCACAGCACAAGCCGTAACAACATTGCAGCCGCCCCCATTTTGCTGCCGCGTGGCCCACTTGTTATCCGGTACGAGCCCGATACCAAGCGTATGTTCATCATACGGCAAGAACTCAAGCAGTACTGCGTCGAGAAACAAGTCACCTTCACCGAACTGCTCGCTGCACTCAACAATACGGGTGCGTTTATCGGCGAGGTTCGCGCCAAGCTGGATGTGGGCACGGAGATCAATGCGCCACCAGTCGTTGCACTTGAGTTT